GGTAAACTAGCCCCTCCTCCAGCTGAACATCCTCCTATTTAAAGGATACAAATGAAACAATTAGCACTATTATTTGCTCTTATGTTTGTTATTCCTGTGGCTACTGCTGCAGAACAAACAACAAAGAAGGTATGTAAAGAGTCTAAGGATCCCAAGACTGGAAAGTCAAAAGAGATCTGTAAAGAAATTAAAACCCACAAGAAGCTAGACGGTACTGCGGTACCAAAGAAGTAAGGATTTAGCTAATGCAAAAAACCCGTAAAGTTCCACGTAAACAAGCTCAAGTATCACATATTGAGGATTATCAATCTAATGTTAAAGTTATCAAGGCTCCAAGGCCATTCCACGTCCAACCGAAGAATGAAAAGCAAGACAATTTACTTACTGCCATACGGCATTATCCTATCACTGTCACTATTGGCTGTGCTGGTACAGGTAAAACTTACTGTTCCTCATCTATGGTAGCCTCTCTGTTCCTTACAGGGAAGTATGACAAAATAATTTTAAGTAGAGCTAACGTAGCTACGGGAAAATCTTTAGGGCATTTCCCAGGGACCATCGCTGATAAGATGGCTCCTTGGTTAATGCCTATTACTAGTGTTTTAGAGAAGTCATTCGGGTTAGGCTTCTATCAATACTTAGTAAACAAAGGTTCAATCGAGATCCAACCACTAGAAACTATTCGTGGTCGATCTTATGAAAACTCACTTGTCATTGTTGACGAGTGTCAGAATTTAACATTTGAAGAGTTAAAGGCTATTACAACACGCCTTGGTGAGAACTCTAAAATGGTCCTCTGTGGCGATCCTGCCCAGAGTGATATTAATAGTGGTAAGGACATTCTTAAATTTGTCCAACTATGTAAGAAACATAACATTGACATTCCTATCATCGAGTTTGGTGTAGACGATATTGTTCGCTCAGACATCGTTGCGAAGATTGTTAGGATGCTTATGGAGGAGAAACTTTAAATGGCAAACCTAACAACGACACCTTCAAAGGCTAAGACAAAAAGCCTAGGTGATCCTAATGCATCGTATGAATCGATGCGCCCTATATGGGAAAAGTCAAGAGCGGTATTAAATGGTCAGGCTCATGCAAGGGCTTATGACAACACAATTGATCCAGTAAACTTTAGTAATCTATTGTTGCCATTCTCACCCACAATGAGTCCACAACAGTATAACTTTTATCGTGCTGAGGGTGAACTTCCTGGTTTAACAGCACAATATGCTAAAGTACTAGTTGGTGGTCTATTAAGAAAACAAGCTAGCTTAGAGTTACCCGATAATATGTTTCCTGAAGGAACTGAAGATTGGATTCGTAATTCTTTTGGTGCTGATGGTACTTCACTACATGGTTTCTTAGATGCAGCTATCTGGGAAGAATTACAAACATCTCGTGCATGGTGTTTAGTAGACTACCCTACAGTAGCTAATCCAGATGCTCTTACTGTGGAAGAAGCTAAGGCTCTCTCACCATATGTAATGCTTATCCAAGCAGAGAACATTATTAACTGGCGTAGAGGTCAAGACCGTAATACTAATAAACAAGTACTTACTAGTTTAGTGTTCCGTTACTACATGGAAGACTACTCTAAAAACGCTTTCCATCCAGACTATGTAGACACAGTTACACACTACTACTTAGATGATTCTGGTTTACTTGTTATTGATACCTATACACGAGATACTAACGAATCACTTGATGTGATCAATGGTAGCGTAACCTCCAAGTATCAGACAGATAACGCTAATGCAGCATGGACAAAGACACGCACAGAAATTCCATTAATGAATGGTGAGCGAATGAATTTCATTCCCGCATTTCCTCTTAATGGTCAGATTGACCCTATTGAACCAATCTTGCAATCATTAATTGATCGTGAGATTGCTCTATACAATAAGATCTCTCGTAGAAACCATTTACTATATGGTGCTGCTACTTACACTCCAGTAGTTATGTCAGATATGACTGATGAAGAGTTTGAGACTATTGTAGAGGCAGGTCTAGGTTCATGGATTAAGCTTCGTGCTGGAGATGATATCAAAGCACTCGATACACCAACAGGTGCATTAAAAGATATGGAGGCAAGTATTGCCGCTACTATCGAAGAGATGGCTCGTATGGGTATTCGTATGCTTTCACCTGAAGGCTCCTCTGGAGAGTCTGGTGTTAGCCTAGAGATTCGTAATGCTGCTCAGACAGCACAACTAGGTATGTTAAATACCCGTATCTCTGAGACTATGAGACAGATTATTACAATCATGCTCAAATGGAAATATAACGTAGATGTACTTCCAACTGATATTAATTTCACACTTAGTGCTGACTTTAATCCTACACCAGTAGGTGCAGATTGGATGAGACTAGTTACAGAGTGGTACCAACAAGGTATTATTCCACGTTCTACATTTATCTCTATTGCTAAGTTCAATGATGTACTACCTTCAGAATACAATGATGAAGATGGTGTAGCAGAGATTCAGAGTGATCCATTAGTAGATACTATGGCAACTCGTATTGACTCTAACATTACTGAACCTAACAATGTAGACGACAATAATCGTAACGACAACACTGTATAATACGGGCATCCTTGATGCATATATTATATGGTATCAAGGGAACATATGCCAACTCCTATTAATACGGAAATTTATGACAGAATTGTACAGCACTTAGCTGATACAAGATTATATGAAGCGGAGACCTCTACTAATGTTAGTAGGGGCATCCGTAGACACCAGAAAAGACTAAAGATACTTTTATCTAAGAATATTAAGGCAGACGTCAAGCCAGAGGTAACTCGAGCAACTAAAGAGTTGCACATGATCGCTAAAAATTCAGTTAGTGATTATGCTGATGCCTCAGTAAGCTTTCATGCTAATAACTTAGAGAAGAGTGCTGGTTCATTTTTCAGGGTTCAGAAACCAAGAGGTAGCGATGCTATTCCTGTTTTAATTGGACCTAATATTACTGCTTCAAGAACTTTAAAAGATCATTTTGACAGCATTGGTAGTAATGAATTGGCTAGGATTGATGGAAAGATTAAATCAGGTTTAGCAGACAATAAACCAGTTAAAGAAATTATAGCTGATGTTATTAAAACTACTAGCATGACAGAGGTTCAAGCCAAAGTCTTAGTTAGGACTGCTATTACAAATACACAATCACAAGCTATTAACTTAGTGATGGATCGTAATACTGAGCTTCTAAAAGGGTACCGATTTACTGCTGTTCTGGATAATAGAACATCAAAAGTCTGTGCTCACCATGATGGTATGGTTTATAAGGTTGATGACTTAAGGTATAGACCTCCACTACACTGGAATTGCCGAAGCTCAATGGTTCCTGTATTGAAAAATAAAGAAGAACTTTTGAAAGCAGCTGAAGAGGCTGAATCAAGAGTTAAATTAAATAAATTAAAAGATACGTCTGAGAATGTATTAGATGGTAGTCCTCCTCCTGTTGAAACATATGGCACTTGGCTTAAACGACAGTCAATGAAAATCCAGGTTCAGCATTTAGGTAGTGAAGAGCGTGCTGGTTTACTCCAAAAGGGTATTCTAGATGTTAAAGCTTTTACTACGGCTAAAGGGCAACAATTAAGTATTGCAGCATTAAGGAAACTTGATAATGCAAGAACAATGTTTTACCCCACACGGCAGTCTGCAGTGGCTGCTGTCGAGTCAGATCAATTAGTTGTTAATGTTGCTAAACCTTATGAACTAATTAGAAGTACAGAGGCTACCAATCAGTTAAAGGCAATGTATATTGCTGATACAGAGAATACTTCTCAGACACTATCTCTTGTAGACTATCGTGGTACTACCTTACAAGGTAAACGATCAGTTCGTATTAGAGCTAACAATGAGTTTGATGAACGTAATAATAGTTTTGATCCCTTTACTGGTGAACAAACATCTACATTACTTTATGACCCAGACTTTGGTGTACTCCAAGAACGACTAGACTTTATTAAGAACTCTAAGGCACTAAATCAAGAGCAAAAAGCTTGGATACAACAATTTGTTGAGAGCCTAGACGATTCAGTATCAGTAAATCAACAGACTGCTATTGCTGAGAATTTGCGTGTTGTA